GCAATTATATATAGAAGATTTTATAGTGTTGATTTACCTAGTAATTATGTAGTTGCAGAATATACCGAAAGACCTAAGACTGCAGAAGAGTTTTGGGATGGTTGTTTAAAACTAGCTGTATATTATAATTCTAAAATGCTTATTGAGTTTACTAAAATAGGTATTATAGATTACTTTAAACGAATGGGTGGTATGAAGTATATGAAAGAAAGACCGACTGCTGCGCACTCTCCTAAAACCGTAAACAGAAATAGATTTGGTATACAAATGAATAAACATACTAAATCTGTAATGGAGCAATATTTACATAAATACGTAGAGGAAAATTGTGGAGATATTTGGTTTATGGAACTGTTAGACGAATTAGCTAATTATGGTGTGCGAAATACAGACCGTGTAATAGCTTTTGGGCTGTGTTTGATACATGACATAGACATATACGAAAAAAGTGTTAAATTTGGTGAATCTGAAATAAATAATATTGGGTTTGTTTATTACAAACGTGAAAACGGCAGACTTGTACCATATAAAGAATAAAAATGGCAGTTAATAATCATGGATTTCCTAGACAAGCTATTCCTGATAGCGAAAAAACAAAAGAATGGTGTATAGATAACTTACGCTCTATAACTAGATTTCTAGGTGGAGCTAATTCATCTGCTGATAACTTTCTTAATAATAGAAATAAAGATATAGCAAACTATGCTATGTATAATGGTCATATTAATACAAAAGACTATGAATACATAACTGACCAATATGGCTTGCCTTTTCCTGCACAAATGGCAAACTTTCCTTTAGCACAAACTAAAATAGATTTACTAGTAAATGAAGATACTGAAAGACCTTTAGATAAAAAAGTTACATCTATTAATAAAGAAGCTGCTCTTCGTAAAGAAAAATTTAAAGTATCATTAGTTGCTAATAAATTACTTGAAGACATAAATAATCAATTTGAAACTGCTTTTGGGGTTAAGCCACCAACTGAAAATGGTGACTTTCCTGTGCCAGATGATATTGATGAGTTTATGCGATATGAATACAAAGAACTTATTGAAGAAGTATGTCAAGATGGTTTAGACTACCTTATACAAAAATATAGACTTAAAGATGTTTTTAGAGTAGGATTCAGAGATTTTTTAGTTACAGGTAAAGAATTCTATAAAGTATATGTAAAAAATGGCGACCCTTTTGTAAGAAGAATAGACCCACGTAGTGTTATATGGGATTCATCTATACAAAGTGATTATTTAGAAGAAGCAAATTGGGTTGCTGAAGAACGCTTCTTGTCTGTAAATGAAGTGATTGACGAGTATAGAGAACAACTTACTAAAGAAGATGTACAAAAACTAGAAGAGATACGTCAAATAGATGGTATAGATAAGTTGTCTGACTTTAACGCAGATATTGAGTGGATTGATTTTGATAAAGACAAAGGTGTTCGTATACGTGTTGTTACAGTAGAATGGAAATCAGTTAAAGAAATTAATTTTAAGATTTCTGAAAACAAACACGACCCTTCTAATCCTTTTAAGAAAATTGTAAAAGAAAATTACCGACCACGTAAAAAAGAAAAAGTAGAAAAAAAGTTTGTAGATGACATATGGGAAGCAACTGAAATAGGTGGTCAAATATATGTTAACTGTAGACGTAGACCAAATCAAGTACGTTCTGTAGATGACGCTGGTACTACACCTCTTTCTTATGTAGGATGTATACACAATTACTCAACAGGTCAAAGTACTTCATTATGTGACTTATTGCGTCATGTGCAAATGATGTATAATATAGTACATTACCACATTGAACTTACATTAGCAAGAGCAGGTGGTAAAGCTGTCGTTTATGATGTATCTCAATTACCAACTAATATTGGTATGGATATGCAAAGTGTAATGTATCATCTTAAAACAGATGGTATTATTCCTATTAATAGCCAAATGGAAGGACAGGAAGCTTCTAGGTTTAATCAATTCCAACAAATAGACTTTACTCTTTCGAACTCTGTAAGACAGCTTATAGAGCTTAAATTAATGTTAGAACAAACAGCTGGACAAATCTCAGGTGTATCTCCACAACGTGAAGGTTCTGTATCTCAATACGAGTATGTAGGAAATGTACAACGCAGTGTAGTACAATCTTCGTTATCAACTAAAGGTTGGTTCTTTCAACATAATGAGGTTAAAAAAATGATATTCGAAAGAATGTGCAACCTTATGAAAATTTGTTGGTCTGAAGGTAAAAAAGCTGGTTATGTTTTAGGTGATGGTGGTTATAAATTCTTATCTGTATTACCTGATATTGCATTAAATGACTATGGTGTATTTATAGGAGACTCTGGTAAAGATGATGCTATGAAGCAAGTAGTTCAACAAATGTCACAGGCTGCGTTACAAAATGGAAGTTTGACTATGTTAGATGCTATTAAAGTTTTAAAAGCAGATAGCCTAAGTGAAGCAGAAACAATACTTGAACGTGGGATGGATACTATGAAGAAAATGCAACAACAATCTCAACAACAAGCACAGCAACAACAACAAGCTATGCAAGAGCAGGTTGTACAGCAACAACAAATGGAAAGCGAAAAACAACAAGCTGAAATGCAAAATAAATTAGATATAGCTAAAATAGCAGCAGATTCAAGAGTCACTGTAGCTGAAATAAATCAAGAAGCTAAGCATGAATCTGAAATGCTAAAAGAAAAATCTAAAATACAACTCGAAGGAGTTAAAGGAAGCGTACAGGAACAATTAAATAACCAATCAGCAAAATAAAATATTTATATTATCTTTGCTGTATAAAAAACAAAAAGCATGAGTGAAAGTAATAGTTTAATCGACCAAGTTACCTCTGAGCAAGAAGGTAACTCTTTTGATGCATCAGCATTTATTAGTTCTGATGAAGCAAATAACTTGGAAAGTATTGAAGAAAACAGTAATCAACAGGTTGAAACGCAAGCGCAAGCAGAAGATACCGACCAACAAGAAGCAACAGCGTCAGGAGAAGTTAATGAAGATGGAGAAAGCGATAATCAGGATTTCAGCTGGGATAGCATCGAAGTTAACGAAGAACCTAAAGAAGATACAGTTGCCGAACAACCCAAAGAAGAAGACTGGGATGAAGTAGAGTCAACTACAGATGCTTTTGATTGGAACAAGGTTGGAACTGAGTTAGGAGTAGAAGCTAAGACTAAAGAAGAGTTTGTTCAGCAAGTAAAAAATTTGATTGAAAATCCTGTAAAGGACAATGAAAAGATTGCTAACATACAAGAGTATATCAAAAGAAGTGATGAAGAATTAGTTATCGCAGATATGCAAGCTTCTAAGTTCGATAATGAATATATAGAAGACACTGTAAATAAACTTAAAGAGTCTGGATTATTAAAGCGTGAAGCTTTACAAATTAGAACTCAATTACAAAAGTTTGTACAGAAAGAGCGTGAAGACATCAGACAATCTCAGTTAACTGCTGAGCGAGATGAAATTGCTGCTCAACAAAAAGCAAAAAAAGAATTACAAAGCCACATAAAAAGTAAAAATGATTTTTTTGGTGGTAAAATTAATTCTGATGAAAAACGAAAATTATACAATTATATAACGAAAGGAGATTTTTCTAAAGAAATATTTGATACTCACGCCAATGTTGCGGAGGCTGCTTTTCTTTGGAAGAATAAGGACAAAATTTTTAAAATGATTCGTACGCAAGGCGTTGAACAAGGTAAATCTAAAATCCTTAACAATATTACTTCTCCTAGTAAAAACTCAAGAAGTCAAAATAGTTTTACTCCAAAGAGTGACGGTTTTGACCCAAAAGGTTTTTTAAAATAATTGATAGTTATATTTATTAATTTATTTAAAATACTTTAAAAATGAAGGTATATGGTGCTAAGTACGACCCGTCGTACAACACAGCTGACAACTCGCTTGTCGCAAACATGCTAAAGTACCCTGAGATTGCGAAGAAAATTATCGAATTATATCCTCGCTACTCAATGACGTACTTACTAGAACGATTAGGTTTCGGAGCTAGTGAAAAAATTATTGGAGCTAACGCTTTCGAATGGAAAGTAATGTCTCGTTACAAAAAACCTGCTGTCTTAGATGTAGCTGATACTACTGACCGTAGTGCAGGCGATGTTGTAACTTACAAGATTGCTTCTGCTGAAGCTGCAGATGAATACTGTCATTTAGCAATAAATGATGTTGTTCGTTTTGATACTACAGGTACAACTGGTATTGTAACTGCAGTAGGAACACAAAATACAGGAACTGATGGTCAAACTGATGTTACTGTAAGATTATTACAAGCATTTAATACTAACTTAACTACAGCTACTAAATTAGGTGTAATTGGTTCTGCGTTTGGTCAAGGTTCTCTTGGTGATGAAGTAGGTGAAATGTACGCTTACCCAGAAACTCACCGTAATCACTTAACTCTTTCTCGTAGAAAGTGTAAAATTAACGGTATTGATTTACACGATGTTACTTGGGTAGAGCACAATGGTCACAGACTATGGTACTTTACTAAAGAACAACAAATGACTGACCAGTTCATGTATGAGCTTGAATTGAATCGTTGGTTTGGTAAGTCTTCTGTATCAGGAGATATTACATTCCCAGGTCAGCAAGGTGATGCTGCTTCAGGTTTCCCAGTTATGGGTGATGGTATCATTGCACAAATTGACTCAGGTAATGTATTTAACTACACTGCTGGTGCGTTAACTGATGATATTTTATTAGATGCTATGGCTTCTCTTTCATTGAACACATTATCTCCAACAGGAAACGAATTTGTTTGTTTCACTGGTATGGCTGGTATGGTTCAATTCCAAAAAGCTATGAAAGCTTTTGTTGGTAATGGTGTAGCTAATGCAGGTTCTGCTGGCTCTATGATGGTTGACAAAGCTGGACAAGATGTTGCAGTAGGTGTAAACTTTACTACTTACCACGTATTAGGTAACAAGTTAACTGTAGTTCACAACCCTTGTTTTGATGACCCTAATATTGCGGCATTAACTTCAGGTGTAGGTAATTTTGACTCTGCTGAATTATCTGCATTGATGGTATTCATGGACATGTCAGTTCAAGATGGAGTTGCTAACGTTGAGCTTATCGCTAAAGGTGCTGAAGGATACAACAGAAACTACGTAAAGAAATACGTTCCTGGTATGATTAACCCTAACGACCCTTCTTCATTGATGGCTGCTAACGGTAATGATACTTTCGAATGTCACATTCTTTCTGAGTCTGGTGTTATTATTCGTAACCCATTATCTTGCGGTATTTTAAAGCCAACTGGTCTTAACATATAATTTATAAAACTTAGAAAAAATGGCTGAAGAAAAATACTTAGCGGAATATGAAAAAAGCGCAGCAGGTAACTACCTAAAGCGTTCAAGAGGTTTGTTAAGAAACATTATCTCACAAGGTGCTGTAGCTAAAACTCTTTTACATGAAGAGTCTGGTTCAGTAATTATGGTCGCTATGTCAGGTAATTCTGATATAGCTGTAACTTTACCTGCAAAAAAAGCAGGTTTACATTACAAGTTTGTTAATACATTAACTCCTTCTGGTTCTGGTGATTTAGTTATTACTGGTGATGCAGCTGACACTATTGTTGCTATTTCTACAGGTGACGCTGATGCAGATGGTGCTAAAAATTTATTAGCAGATACGGTAACAATTGAAGCTGCCGCAACAGGTGGTGAAGTAATTGAATTTGAATGTGACGGTTCTTTTTGGTACTGTACAGTAATTCAAGATGTAGTTGGTTCTGTAACATTTGCAGGATAACAAATAATATTCATCCCCTCTTCGGAGGGGGTGTTTTTTAACTTAACTCAAAAAGCAAGAAAAATGGAGAACAAAAATTTAATTATCTACAAACACAAAACTAAATCTAAACTACATAGATGTAGCTTTGGTAATTCTTACAAAGACAAATACGGTAAGCTAAATAACTTAGTTGACGTAAATGGTTTAGAAAGAGGGTTTACAGCACGTAGCTCATCATTTGTTTTAAGAAAAGATGTCGAAAATGATATAATTTTAGATAATTGGTTATCTAAACATCCAGACATTTTAAATCAATGGACTCGTGAAGATGTTGTAGAGCAAGAAAAAATCGAAACAATAAATACACTAAATGAAGCTCAAGCAATTATTGAAGCTGCAAAAATGAATGTTAAATCTGTTGTAGATTTTGCTAAACTAAGCAAAATGAATATTAACTCTGATACTGAGGTTCTTAGAGCTAAGATTATAAAAATTGCACAAAATGACCCAGCTAAGTTTATGGAGCTTCATTTTGACCCTGAAAAAGACTATAGAGTATTTATTATAGATGCATTAAAGTCAAAAAATCTTACTTATAAAAATAGTACTTTTATGTACGGTAAGCAAGCTATTGGAACAAACGAAGAGCAAGTAATTGTTTGGCTTAAAGAAAACAAAGACATCTTTGCTTTAATCAAGCATGAGCTTAGAGGTGAAACTAAAACTAAAAAAGTTAAAGCATAATTTATGCCACTAGCATTATCAACTGCAGCTACAATGCAAGCAAGAATTCGTCAGATTGTAGACCGTGAAGATACGGCTTACTTTAGTGCTGACCAGCTCAATGAATATATTGAAATGGCAGTTGATGAATTTTTACAACAATACTATGGTGTTTTTGAAGCAAATCAAGATGCAAGAGATAAGTTAGAATCTTTAGTAAAAACAGAAAGTAAAAGTTTTGCTTCTAGTGCTTATGAGGTTGCAGTTTCTACTTTAGCAGATAGTGGTGATGACACATTAATATTTTATAGATTGTTATCTTCAAGACTTACAAGTTCACCTAACACATCTGTTAAAATAATTCAACTGTCTGATTATTCAGCTTACACTAACGACCCTTTTAATAAAGCTGATGCTAATAACCCTGTTATATATCAAGAGGGTGGTAAACTGAAAGTTTTAGGTTTAAGTTCTACAACAAGTATAGATTTAACTTACTTACAATATACAAGTACGTTCACTGATTTGGCTGGACATACTTATGAGGAATTATGTCAAATTGCTGCGAGAAAAATACTCCAAACGCTAGGAGACCCAAGATATAGTCTGATGCAAGCAGAGGTCTTGGAAAGAAATACGGCACTTGGAGGTCGCAGTAAATAAAGGTGCTTTTTGCTCCCTTGCTTCGGAAGAGTGGTTGTGGTGTTAACTGCGCCACTCTTCTTTTTTTAATAAAAATATGATATGGCAACATTAAACGAAATTGCGTACAACATTAAAAACATCGTAGAAGGCGGTGTAGGTTCTGATGATTCGAATTTGTCAACACGACAAATAAAACAAATGATACACGTAAAGCGTGCTGAATTATTAGTTAAGTATACAGATAATGGTAGAAAAACATCGGATGTATGTTATCAAGTAGATATTGCTACACCATCAATGTCAGGATACGCATATAAAGAGTTCTTAGGCTTTAATAACAATAGAGCTATAAGAAGTGTCGGTTTAAGAGAGTCAAGCAATATAGAAGCTTCTAGCGAAATTTTGCCTTTAGTTCAAGACCAAGACAGAACATTTATACAATCTTCAAGATTTATGCGAAATGTTACTAAAAAATACGCAAGTCTTTTAGATAATAAAATATATGTATTTGATGGCGATTCTTTAGTTTCTAGCGGTACTTTAGAAATAAAAGGTATATATAGTAATCCAACAACAGTAAGTTCTTATGTGGATGACGACACGACTCAATATCCTATTCCAAATGAATTGATTAGTGTATTGACTCAAGAAATAATTAGCAAAGAAATTGTTATGTTATATAATTTGTCTGCTAATACACCAAACAACCAGACAGATGAAAAAACTCAATCTAAGAACGTACAAAGATAAATACAAGTTTATAAAAGACATATATAAACCTATTCGAAATGAACTAAGAATAAATGGCAAAAGGATTACATATTCTATTTACTTTAAAGTTATAACTTGTTTTTTAGAAAATATAATACATGAAGTAGCTGTAGAGAAAAATAAATTTGTATTACCATTTAGTTTAGGTAAAATGTATATAAAAAAAGAAGTACATAAAAGACCTTTTCATATACAAATAGATATACAAGAATCTGAAAAGAAAGGTGAGTTAGTAAAATACAAAGTGCCTATTGTGGATGATTTTTACAATAAATTAGTCTGGGAGCGACCAACAACTTATAAAAGGTATAAAATATTACCTTTAAACAAATTTAAAAAATTAATAAACAAAGTTAAAGAATATTAATATGCAGCCTAGAATAAGTGTAAAACAAGTAGTTCAAGCAGTTATTAGAAATTTAGGAGTTCAAGATGCAGCTTCTGAGTTTCATAATTTCGTTGAATGGGCATTTGAAGCTGAAAAGAAAATCGGTTCTTTCAAAACATTTGTAATTAAAGAAGTAAGTATTTCTGTTAGTAATAAACAAGCTGCTTTACCAAATGATTTTATAGAATTAATTGATGTAAAAAATGCTAACAATCGTTTTTACGAAGCTGAGCAAAGACCTTTTCGAGAAAAGAATACTCACATGAATAGCTATAATACATACTATTTAACTAATGGTTTTATAAGGTTTAGTGAGGTTACAGATACTTCTATAGACATTGCTTACACTGCATTAGACACAGATGATGAAGGTTATCCAACAATAGAGGCTAATCACGAAGATGCTGTTTCTGCATATTTAATGTATAAATATAAAGCTAGAGATTATTATAATCAAAAACTACCTAAGTACATACATGACGATATGAAGCGTGAATGGTTTAGATTATGTGCTCAAGCAAGAGGTAATGACAACTTACCTAATAGAAATCAAATGAGAGCTATTTCTAAATACTGGAATAGTTTAGTACCACATGTACCAAGATACTAAAAAATGGCTAAAACAGTAAGACAACAACTAGCAGATTTAGCAGGAGGTAAAAAACCAAATGTATTTTATAAAGGTCTTAATACTGATACTGATGAGCATTTAATTGGTAGTGACCAATTTACTGATGCAAAAAATGTACGTATAAATTCAAAAGATACTGACTTTGGTACATTACAAAATTTAAAATCTAATTTATTAGAATCTACAATAAGTACACCTGGATGGGTTTTTACTCCTACAGCTGTAGCTAATCAACATTTTTGGGGTGCAACAGCACCTGGAGATAGTAGTGTAAATCTTAGTAAGTTAAGTTTTGCATTTGAACTAACAGGTGGTTCTTTTGTTCAATTTACCTCTAATCCTAGTGATAATTTTAGAATAGATGTAGGTATTACATATTCAGATTTTATTTATGGTAGACCTTATTATGCTTCTTCTATAGCATATACTAACGATGATATAATTTTACATGTTTATGACTCATTAAAAAATAATGCAATTTTTAATGCAGTTATGACGGTAACTTTAGGGCAGACAGGTACTGTTAAAGGTAGTAGTTTAAGTTTGTATTTTTTTCCTAAAAACACTGCTTTAGTACCAGACACGTCTAATTCAATTACTTTGTATAGAACTTTAGATGGAGCTACTACAAATACTACAGGTGGTACAAATTTGTTTTCTTCAACATCTTATGGAGCTGATGGATTTGGTTTAAATATATTAGCATTAGAATCTTTTTCTGATTACATGGCAGCTATATGTTTTAACTCAAGCACATTACAAGCTGTTGTAAAAATATTTACAAATGACGAAGGGCGTATATCTAGCTTTGAACCTATTGTAATTAGTAATTTTGGATTAGCAAATTATTATACAGCAATTACTACTCAAAAAGTTGAAGAAAATGAAAATTATAATCGGATATATTGGACTGATGGTGTGAACCCTATTAAGACTGTAAACCTTGAAGCAACAGGTGGTTTTTATAATGACTTCAGCGACCCAGATGATTTTAATTTATTTGCGAAGTCTTCTTTAACTCCTTTAGAGGTTGTAAGTGTTAAAGATGGTGGTTCTATTAATTGTGGTAGCTGGTCGTATTGTTATAGGCTCAAAACCGATGATGGTAAAACTACAGTTTTTTCTCCTATAACTAATCCAATACCATTACCGAAAAGTAATAAAAATATAGAGTCGCATTTAGTAGAAGGTGGTTTACTTTCTGATAACTCAGGTAAGTCTGTTACATTAACTATTACAGGTATAGAAGAAATATATACATCTGTAGAGTTAATAGGAATACATTACTTAGATGAAGTTGGTGGTGCTGCTTTTTATTTAATTAAAGAAGAAGGTGTCTCAAGTTCTATATGTAATCTTACTCATAATGGTAATGAAAGTACTACGCCTATTACAGCTGCATCTATATTGACTAAAAAAAATACATGGGATGTCTGTCAAGATATTGAAGTTAAAGACAATAGACTTTTTGCTGCTAACTTAAAAAATCTTACAGATGAAATTGTAAGTGATTATGAAACTTTTAAAGTAAAATCATATAAACACTCAGACACAAACGCTACATGGAGTCCTAGTTCAGGAACATATACAACTTATACAAGTGACTTTGTAAATCCTGACCTTTATGAAGCAGAGCTTTATAAATATCCAAACACTGATACATCTCAATATAGATATGCGTTAGGACCTTCAGGTACTTCACCTTTAGTGTTTGGAGCAAGCACACCTACTTATCATACTGCCAACACAGGTGTATATGTAAGTTTTAAGCTTAAAAAATTTACATTAAATCAATTTGATTATTGGCATAATTTTAAAGCTGATGTAGATGGTAGTGATGACTTTAATACAGACGGTGTTTGTATACCTCCATTTGTAGGTATTCATCCATATGGGGAAGACCAAAATTTTGATAACTATAAAAATCCTGTATTTGCTAATAAGTATGTTGGTTATATGCGAGATGAAATATATCGTTTTGGTATACAATTTTATGACAAGGATGGTAATCAATCTTTTACATATCCTATTGGTGATGTAAGGTTTCCGTCTATAGAAAATGATTTAAGAATTATAGGTACTACAATAGACACGTATTCATTTGCTACTGCTCCAACTAATAAATACATTCTAAAAGATGAATTAGGTAATGGTTATATACTTTACCCTGAATTTAGAATTAAATTATCTGCAGATATTAGAAAGAAGATTTCTGGTTTTAACATAGTAAGAGCTGAAAGAAATGATATAGACAAACGTGTTGTTGCAGCTGGTATGTTAAATCAAACATTAATATACTCTAATGACTCAGAAAATAAAAGTCTTAAAAACAAAATAGGTTTAGATAAAATACCTTTATTTACTCAAAATACAAGTTATAATACAGGTGATTTTGATTTTGGTACTGCTGACCAAAGTTCAGTATATACTTTAGATACACCTGAAGTATTATTTAATTCTTTAAACTACATAAAGTCTGGTGAAGAAAAGTTAAAAATATGTAATAAATTTTTATGTAAAAGCTATACGACAGATGATAAACCTATGGCTGGAGACGCTATTAATATTACTTCAAGTTCTGCTAGTGATGTAGATTGGATGACACATCAAGGTACTGCAAGTACTTTTTTTGCTGCTCCTATGGAAGTAAATCATACGACAGCACCAGATTTAGCAGATAAAAAACAAAATTCTTTTTTTAGTTTATA